CCCGGACATGTCAATACCGCTGGGATGGACCAGGTAAGTACCTTCTTGCCCATCTTGGCATTGCCCCAGTTGAAGAGATCGGTCAGCTTGTATTTCTGTACGGTAGCCATCACTAACTCCGATTCGATTCGTCTACTGCTACGTCGAGTCAGGGCGTCTTCATTCGAGCGTTACGCCAGTGTTGTCGTCTACCACCTGTAGATCAGTTTCGATCCAAACAGTTGCACCACAGTTCAGTGGCTTTTCGGGTCTATACACCAACCTGGCGACGGTGTTCCCGTTCGAGTCTCTGATAGAGAGCAAGGAACTTCTCAAGTTGCTCACGATCGCCTTCGATCTCGGCGTACTCTTTAGCTTGGCGGTGAGCGGTGGTGAAGCTTCCCCGTGCAACTTGTTTGCGGCGATTACGTGCCTGTTTACGTGTATCACTTTCTTCCGGCGGCGGGCCAAGCACGTTACGGACATTTGCAGACTCCAAAACGTAGGACCAGTACCGGGTGTTACCAAAACCCTGGAGGCTATCCCAGTACATTTCACGAGCCATGCCTGGAAGAATGCTGAGCTTTACACAAGCATTGACAAAGTGATCTTCAATCTCGTTGTAGAGACGTACGTTCAGACCAACTTCATCTGGGACCTCGTACCACCGTTGGATGTGTCTGTCGATACAAATGATGTTGGTCTGGTTGGGATGAATCATAGACAGAGCCAATGATACTTTGGCTTGTCCAATACCCTTACCTTCCAGAACATTCACCAATAGATCACGATGGTATGACAATGAGTGATTGTTATCACAGAACTCGAACCCATTGCCACTGCAATACAGGTCACGGAAAGCCACCAACTCTGGTGACTTCTTTGCGTACAGTCCGGTACGGCTGGCTCGCAGAGCTTTCAGAACTTGACGTTCTGTGTAGTTAATGCCGAGCGGCTTAACGTGATTAAACGCCTTGACTGATGCTGCCCATCCTTGTTGCACCGTGAGATGAGCAAAGATCCAGAACCAAAATCTTTCGTCCTGTGTCTTGGGTGTAATCGAATTCCAGTAGCGGGTGTAGCTCTTAACTACTTTAGGATCAAGGTTGGCTAACCATCGACTGACCTTGAGCTTGCCACTTCTGGGTACGCGGGACTTAATAATCGTTGTCATGTCGTCCTCAACAAAAACAGCCCGGGTTGCCCCGGGCTGTTTACGGTTCGTAGTGAAGTTACAGTTCGCAGACTCCTCCCACACAAGACAATTCTTGGGCAGAGGTAGTCATGTCTTCGGTCTCGTAACGACGAAGCTTCGCCCAGTTGATCTTCGGGAAGCTGGTTAGCAGCTTCTGGTAAGTCACCTGGTCGATCTCTTCGTAGGGAGCGAGTGGGTAGTTGGCATTGCTCTTAGGTAAGAACGCCAAGCCGCTGATCTCGTCCCAGTGTTCGTAGACCCAGTTACCTACGGCGAGCCACTCATGCGGCTCAACATATACGGTGATTGATACTGAGTGTTCAGCCCAATTCTTCTTCCAGACCAACCAGTTCTTGAGCATATCGATAGCTGTGACATCGTTCCTGGTTGGTACACCCGGAGGTGCAGTCATTGGGAAGTCGAATACCAGCAAAGACGGATTGGTTGGATCTGGGTGATTGGGTACACCTTCATCTACGAGGAGCTTGGACACGGGGTCGAATACACTGCCGCGGGCCCTGCGAATGAAATACTGGGCATACCACGGCGTTCCACCGCTGCCGCAATAGAAGAACTGAGCACTGTTGCCCGAAGGCTTGACCGTAGTGTTGGCGGTACTTGGATTGATTTCCAAACGCAAACACAAATCACGGTTCACTTGTGCCACTTCTTCACGCAGCTCCTGTAGGAACTGCTCACGAGCAGCAGCGGTTGCTGGACAGCTGCTTGGACGCAGCAACTCGCAGTCCATTTGGCCGGTGATATCCACACCGATCAGCCGCTCTTCTTCACAGTTCTTCTTCCAGTCCTCGCGGAGGTAGCCGAACTGTGTGAGTGTGGCTTGAATAGTGCCAAACATGGCTGCGACACGAACCTTACGCTTGAGGGACTCTCTTGTGTCGTCTGGACGAGCAATGACGATCGAGAGATTGCAGAACTGGCAACTGCGAAGTATGATCTCACCGCACGGATTCATTCCGAAGCGGTGCTTCTTGCGACGCTTGGGGATTTGCCTGAGGATGCCACCTCGATTGAAAATCCCCCTTTCACCGGATCCCGACTTGGCGAGAGCAAGCCACTCTTCCATAAAAGCGACAGCATCTGGCTTCTCGTCGTACACCGCTGAATTGTTGGCCATATCAAGCCACGGAGAGGTTTCCCACCAGTTGCCTTGCTTGGCATGACGCATCTCCATGCTGTCGAGGTCAGACAAGCTGATTTCACTGGCACGCCTGACACCACCTACCTGGACAATCTTGCCGATCATGCAGCAGATGTCGTGGCAGTCCTTGTCGGTGAGCCTGGAGCCTTGCCTAGCCAGGACCTTGGAGCGAACGAACATCAAGAGCTGTCGCAACGGCTCAGGCCCGCTTGCACGGCCTCCCTTGGTCTTCAGGCGGGCTCCCTGGGGGCGGATGAGGCCGAAATCGAATTCCACGTCATCGCCAGCAAACCACCTATCCATGCCAAAGCGAAGAGCCTCACACCAGCCCTCAGTGCTGTCTTCAATGACTAGCTTATGGACGGTCTTGCCCTTCTGCTTACGGACCCTGGGTAGCTTGTCGATGTATTCAGATTCCACCGAGAAACCAACGCCGGAACCCTGCATCAGGATATAGAGCAACTCAGAAAACGACATGAGCGTGTCGATATTGAGATAGGCACAGTTGTAAGCACCAACATTACAACGCTCTAGGGCAGGACCAGCCATCTGCACGACACGCATGGCTGGAGTAGCTTCCAGATTGAACAGAGCATTCTTCATCTCTGCCCACTCTTCCTCGTGCAGCTTGTGCATGAGTTGCGGACGGGTCATGAAGAAACCCATGACGCGGTCAACGCATTCTTCCCAAGTCTCGCGGCGTCCTTGCTCTTCGTTCCACTTGGCATACTTACTGATGAACTGGAAGTATTGCATTGGAACAACAAACCGACCAGCATCCTGATCAATGGCTGCTTGGTCGGCCTGGGAGACGTGTACTTGTTGCCGCCGTTTCCGCTGCTGCTCGCGATAGAGCATGTAGTGCTCGGCGGCATCGAAGTTGTCGTCGATCCAAAGTTGCTGGATCACGAGACGCTGGACTTGTTCTACTGTTGGCTTGTCGGCCTGGCGTTCCAGTACCTTGACCACAGCCCTGGCAACACGCCAGCCGATCGCTGTTGCCTCTTCTTCGTTCTTGTTAGTGGAATCCAGGAAGCAACGCTTCACCGCTTCCACGACCTTTTTCTGGTTGAATTTCTCGGTGCGACCATCACGCTTGACTATCTTGTCGATGTCTACGCGGTAGGTGCCATTACGTGTAGGGGAAAGAGTAACGGCAGTTGCAGTCATTGACGACCTCCAAGCTACTCCCCATTTGGGAGCATTACGCAGGTGTTAATTTGAGATGCAGGTTGACGATTCTACTCCGACTTTGGTGCCTCAACAACTGGCACTTCGGGCTCGATAAAATCGGGGTTGAAATCGTACAGCGACATGTCTGGAGGCAGTTCAATCTTCTCCATCTCCAGCCTGCACTTACCGCTCATGAAGTCCACGAGACGGTTGAGACCTAACTTCATTCGTGGCAACCAGTGCCATTTGAACTGGTATCCCATAGAAGACAGTTCATCGAATGATTTCCACAACCACGAGTAGGCTTTACGTTGAGCCAAGTAGTTACCTTGGTTCGCCAGGTTCATATTGTCGGTGATGATGTGAATTTTTACGCCGGGCGGTCGCTCAGGGGAGTCGTGCGTGCTCTTGACGCCGTAGTTGGGCGAAGGCTTCCATGTCGAAAGACGATCCTCCAGCCTGGCTTTACCTGGTCCCGACGCATACCAGGTCATGGCGTGCAGATACGGCATCAGCTCAGCAAGCTGGTTGGTGCCTGTGTTCAAGCTACCGTGGAATGGTGCTCGCCAGTTACCGTAGTGGTCGATCAACACTGCGGAGAAACCGCAGGAGTTCTTCCAGTCTGTGCCGCTGCCGTCACCGACGAGCAGAGCATCCCAGTCATCGTTACCAATACCCAGCTCACTTAGTACCTGGTGCAAAGGGGCCAGAGTCAAAGGATGGAGTGGCTTCTTGGCCATGGTTGCTTTCCTTCGATGGGGATCGAACGGATGTGTCACGGGCATCTCCTTCAAACTTCTTGCGAAGACCAGCTACGATGTACTCACTCATTTTGACATTCTGCTTGAGGCACTCGTTCAAGAGTTCCGGCGTGATGTCTTCCTTGGCAAGTAGCATACCGAACGGAAGATCGTCTCCCAGCTTAGGTTGCCAGGCAACACCGATCAAAAGGGCTATTGGCTCGTCGTAGGAATTAAGTACAGCCTGCACGCTGGTTTGAAGAAGATGCAGAATCTTTTCATGGTTCAAACGCGGAGGACTTTTGCGAACTGGCATGTCTGGCATAGTAATTTTTTACTCCTCGGCGGGATTGACAGACCAGCTGCGATCGAAGACCCGGGCTATGGTGAAACCACCTCCCCAAAAGAAAGGCAGCAAAAACAGCTCAGGAAAGGTATGTGTCTTAGCATACCATGGCACGATCAACAGCAGGACTTCCCAGAAGACAATATGCGTAGAAAGGCACAAGGAACAGGTGAGCAGTTTAGCCCACCAGTGTACGTCGCGTCTAGCCTCAAGCCAGCCTCGCCACCGCGAGAAGATACTGCCCTGGAACCAGATCAGTAGCAAGCCGTGTGTCAGCCATGCTATAACTAATGATCCAGCTAGGATTTCTAGCATTACCATCGGAGTGCTCCGATTGATTGGAGAAGGTTATGAAGTTAGATATAGACGACGGCGGCATTTTGGGCAGCGATCCACTAGCAGCAGTTCTGAGCGACCTGATGACGACTGGCAAAGACGGCAAGTCAACCACCGATCTTCAACGGGTATCAGCTGTCAAGCGATTGGTGGAGATGGGCAAATTGCCCACGTTCGTTCCTCTGCTACCACTGCTGTTGAACCTAAACGGTACGCCGTACACGCTGGAGGATCACTTTCCATTTGAGCCGATCTTCCAGTGTCACCTGCCACGCGAGCTTCTACTAAAGACTGGCCGTCAGGTATCCAAGTCAACATCCGTCGCTTCTCGCGGCGTGATCCTGTCGTGGTCCATACCTCACTTCAGCACGCTGTTTATCACTCCGCTGTATGAGCAGATTCGGCGTTTCTCGACAAACTACGTCAGGCCGTTCATCGATCAGTCTCCACTGAAGACCATGCTCTGCGGTACTGGCACTGAAAATAGCGTCTTGCAACGTTCGTTCAAGAACTTCAGCAAGATGTACTTCTCGTTTGCTCTCACCGATGCCAACCGTGTTCGTGGTATCTCGGCCCATGCGTGCAACTTCGACGAAATCCAGGACATGGATCAGGACCTTATCCCAATCATTCAGGAAACCATGTCTCACTCTGACTGGCGTCTGTCGATGTACACAGGCACCCCGAAGACGTTGGATAACGCCATTGAAGGTAAGTG